GCTGCTTGCAAGGTTAAGAATATCGGGACTAGAATCCCAGCGACTGTGACTACACCTCCCAAAATCACGATGAATTCTTTAACTGGACCAGGTAGACCACTGAACCATTCTGCTATGTCTTTGACCATGTTCCCTAACACTTCGAATATAGGTGCTAGTGTTTCAGCTATTGCTGCGCCTAGTTCTGACATAGCTAGAGTGACTGAGTTTTGTGCGGTCTTAAATTTATCAATTGGATCCAGAGTAGCTTCAAATGTCTTAGAAACTGCTCCTACTGAATATTCTGCAGATTCAGCGAATGATTGGAAGTCAAAAGAACCACGCTTGATTGCATCAATCATTTGAGGTGCTTTCTTATCTCCAAATATTTCCATAGCGAGTCCCATTGCTTCGGTTTCGCTAGTTGTATTCTTTATCTTGTCGATTGTTTCGACAAGGCCTTCTTTCAAGGTCTTACCTTGTTTAGCGTAAGAGCCTGCTGCCTTCGTTAATCCTGATAAAGCGCTTGAAGCGTCCACACCACTTGTTTCAAATTGTCCAAGTAATGCTACACCTTCCTCGAATGAAAGGCCTAGCATTTTAATCTGTGGTGCTCCTTCAATAGCTTTCTTCATCAAGTCATCAACAGATACACCAGTAGATTGAGCTGTGTAGGTTGTAGAGTCTAAGACTTTCGCTAAATCACTAGTTGATAGCTCATAAGCTTCCAAGGCTTTACTTGCTGAAATAGTTGAATTGGTAATGTCTGTACCGTTTATTTCAGCAAACTTAATCATTTCTACGGATACATCTTTGAGGGCATCACCAGTCAGTCCAAACTGGGTGTTAACCTCTCCGACTGCTTCACCAGCCTTACTGAAATCAGTTGGAATAGTTGTTGCGATGTTTGAAGCAATATCTTGCATTTCTTTCAAACTATCGCCTGTCGCACCAGTTTTGGTCACGATAGTGTCCATGCCTTCATCGACTTGTCTGAAAGCTTCTAGTGCATTCTTCCCAAAATCCACAAGTTTCTGACTAATATCAGCTAGCTTTTCCGAGAATTGATTAAGTAGTTCAGCTTTTAGAAGATTGTTTGTTTCAGTTAGGCTTCCAGTTGCTTGTTTGCCAGCGCCACCCAAATTCTTCATTTCTTGAGAGAGGTTTGAATATGCTGTTTTAGCTTGGTTCAGTTGTGCTTCCATTTTGTTGGCTTCAACTGAATTTTCGCCATATTCTTGCTTGGTTAATTCTAACTGCTTCTCAAGATTTTCAATCTGCTTAGCAACGATAGAGGATTGAGCACCGACTTTTTTTTGTGCCAGAGCTAGTTTTTCAGACTCGCTAGCATTGGCTCCTAACTGGCTTTCTTGCAGTTTGAACGAGCTGACAACTTTTTCAGATTCACTTGCAAGGCGATTCTGCTCTTTCTGCAAGTTCTGAAGCTGACTTTTATTGCTTTGGGTAGCATTTCCGTTTTCTGCGAGTGCCTGGTTAACGTTTGCTAGTTTGCCTTCGTAACCTCTCAGAACATTCTTAGTAGTCTCAACTTCACGTTGAAAAGCTCGGTACTGATCAGCACCAATATTCCCACTTTTGAATTGTTGTTCGACCTGTGATTGGGCCTGTCTTAAAGTTTCTAGTTTTTCTTTTGTATTAGAAACTTGTTTTTGTAGGACCTCTTGTTTTTGAGTTAATAGAGTGACATTCCCTGTGTCGAATTTTAAGGCTTTGTCAATTTGTCTTAATTCCTGGGTTGCATCAGTTGCAGCCTTATTGACATTCTTGAGTGCCTTCTGTAAGGGTTGCGTGTCTCCATCAATCTCAATCTTGATGCCTTTAATATTTCCTGCCATGTTTCCTCCTTTCTCTAAAAAATAAAAAGTGCTGAGAGAACTTTTATGACTGATAATGCAGTCAGGTCAATGAACTTGACCTCAGAATCGCTCTCTCAGCACTCCTTTTCTTTTAAAAATTGTCAAAATCAGCTTGGTTGGCTTTTCGCTCGCCTTTTTTACTTTCGCTTCGTAAATTCACATAATCTGTTTGATAATCTAAAGCCATTCCGATTGAGATGTTCTTTAAATCATCGATAGACAATCCTGTTTCTTTGCAACAAGATAGATAAGATTCTACTGTGAAGATTTCTTCGCTAGCTGTTTCTGACTGGTCTGGGACTTTTTTGTTGACATACTTGCATTCAATATTTCCATCAACTCAGGCCCAACTTCTTGAATTGGAAAACTTTCCATTTCCATGAAAAATTGTTCGTATGGTTTGATGTGAGGATTTGCAGTTTTAGCAAAGGTCCAAAACAGACGATTAAAGAATGTCATGTCAAAGTCTGACAAGATTGAAATATCGACTTCGTTCGATTCTTTTTCGCCAGAATTCAATTTGTTCAATTCAGACATAAGGAATTGATTTTGCAACATTGAGAATAAATCCTGGAAATAATCCTTACCGAATTGTTGTTTGTATGCGATAGGAGTATAAGCACTTGTTCCTAGCTCATACTCTTGCTCGCCAACCATAATGATTTTGCGCATTTATTTCTCCTTAACCAACAGCGTTAGGTTCATAGACTTTTTCGAACCATTTGTTGTAGACTTCGTTGTTATCAGCTGAAGTAATTGAGCGTTTGATAACAGAGTCAAGTGGACGAGGACTAGCTTTGAAAGATAGCTCACGTTCATTTACGTTTGTACCATTTTTAGTTGATGATCCATTTGATGGGCGACTTGCTGAGCAGTAGTAAAGTACATGACGAGTCTTGTTCTTATCGCCTGAGAATTCAAACATAATAGCAAACGCTGTCGGTTCTGCATCTCCTTTTTCAGTCATGACACCGGTTTGAGAGTCTTTGATTTCTCCCAAGATTTTAGTTGCGAATGCTTCGATGATGTGTGGAACTTTAAGTTTTCCATCGTAGCCTTCGTTTGAGTTGATGAAATGGTAGTCGATATCGTCTGCTTTAACTGCTCCAGAATCACCTTTTGGATCTAGTGTTAAGTCCATCGCTCCAGGGAAACGGAATACTTCATCATAAGTAATCACTCCGTCTGCTCCAATTGTTTTAACTGGTGCAACGTGAACATTTTTTAAACCAAACGTTACTTTATTTTCGGGCATGTCATTCCTCCTTTAGTAAAGATAGACTGTATAAGGCTTGACATATAGCCTTTCAGTCTCGATAAATGTTTCTTCTTGAGCTTCAAAAAAGAGCTCGTGGGATTTCCACAGCTCTTCTAGTCGCTCTTCTAAATCTTCGTCCTTGCGTTCAAATGCTAGCTCTACTGTCACGCTCTTAATCTCATGATTAACCGTGTTGTCAGCTGCATTTATTGCTGGACTAGATTCATAGTAAATTAGGTAAGGCATATTAGGAACATTATTTTCTTGATACACTCGATAAGTTACAGGTAAGCCTGATTTCTCTAAAATATCAGCAAACTCTGAAAGTTTCATTGGCCAATCTCCTTGATTCTTTTTTCAAAATTCTCGATAGCTTTTTCTTCAGCTGGTTTAATGTGGATGATTCCAGATACACGGCCGCCACTTCGTAAGATATGACCGTTTTCAAGTAGGTGAGTGAGACTGGCAACAGAGTTAAAGACAACATAAGAGCCATTTGCTAGCTTCTTCTTTTTCCAACCCTTACGGTATTTACCATAGCGTTTAGGACTTGTCTGTCTTAATTCCTGTACTGTTTCCTCTGCTACCTCTTCAGCAATCTTTTCCACTTCCTCTGAAAACTCAGTTGAATATGAAGCTAGCTCTTTTGCGATAAAATCAGCGAGGTCAATGCTCATTCTAATTTCTCCGATAAAGTCAATTCCAAAATTTCAGAATCGATTGGATAGGTTTTTAAGACACGATACTTCTTGCCTTCAAATACGGCATGTTCTTGATTGTCATATTCAAAATTGTGAACTTCGACAACCAAGCTTGGTCTTAATCCTGCTTGATTAGCTTGATAAAATTCAGAGCGAGTAACTTTCTTTTTGCGACACAAAATTGTCACTTCAACATCTTCATAGATTGGTTGTTTGAGTTTGTCCTTACCTTTGATTTTTCTAGAGGTCAGTGTGATTTCATCATTCCACATTCTTAACCTCTTTCTTTGATGATAATTGCAAATTGTGTAATCGCCACTGAAGGTGTCGTGGCAAATCCACTCCACCTTCATAACGATATGCAGCATAGTCAACGATAAACATTTCATGATCAGCACGGTCACCGACAAGCTCAATGCCGAGATTATCGGTCAATTCAGTGATGACACTTGAAATGATTTTTTCTAGTGGCTTGTCTCTCAGTTTGGTTGAAATACCTAACTTAAGTTTCAGCAACTGTAACAGCTGAAATTCATCCATGTTTATTCCTCTTCTTCTGCGATTAGCTCTTCTTCTACAACTGGTTTTGCTTTTGCTCTTTTAGGTTTTTCGTCTGGGACTTCCTCAATGAAGATTGAACCAGCACTATTTAACCCATTCAAAAGACCGTTGATAAAAGTTTCAGTTGGTTCATGCCCTTCGCGAGGAAAGGCGTCACCAGCTGAATAGTCATGTTGTTCAGGATCGTTCAAGTCCTTAAATGGACGGATTACTGTATAGCTCAAAAGCCACCTCCTTATCCGACTACGTCAGTGTAGGTAACATAGAATCCAGCTTCTTCATCTACTTTCTTAACATCAAAGCGATTTGCAGTTGCTAAGTATTGACCGTAGATTTTATCATCTTGCCATTTTACTGTTGTTTGAGCACGGTCAAACAATGTAGCAAATTCCCCAACATCACCGATGAATGCTTTCATGTCTCCCTTAGCTGTTCCGATTACATCATCAGGATAAACATCGATAACACGTCCAGCAAACTTGTAACCTGTTGGAGAGGTGATGTCTGTTTGAAGCATGTAACGACCATCTTTGTCTTTGATTTTATCAAGAGCTGCAAACATTGTTTGAGTACATACGATTGTAGCATCGTAGTATGGTTTCAATTCTAAGTTCAGGATGTCTTTTAGTCCATCTAAACCAGCAGCACTTTTTGCAGTTGCTGTTTTAAGTACCTTTGCAATTTCTTTGTTTTTTGTGATGCGTTCTTGGTTTCGTGCTTGTTTTGCGACCAATCCCATTACATCGTATTCTGCATCATCAATGATTTCTTGAGATACAGGTAAATGACCACGACGTGTTTTAATTTCGTAATTCACTTTTGTGAATTTAGGTTTAGCTAGTGAAGGATTTTCTTCCAATTCTTCAACTGTGTTCATTTCTTGGTCGGTTAATTTAACCACAGACCACTTTCCGCTTGCATTCTTTACGTTGACGACATTTACAAGGGAAGTTAAATCAGTTTTATCTTGTTTTCCTTCTTTTGGTGCCATGACTTCAACAGGGATGATTGGTTCTCCATCGGTTGATTTAAGTCCTTCAGCGCGCACTTGTTTTGTACGAAGATAATGATTAAATGCTTCACGTTGTTCCACTTTTTGTCCTCCACGTTGTTCTTGACTTGGGTAAGTTGGTGTCTTACGGTTTAATTCTTCAACTTGATTTTTCAAATCTTCGATTTCTGCTTCAAGTTTTTCTTTTTCTGCTAGCTTTTCATCCAATTCTTTTTGGATTTCTTCAAGGTTCTTTTCAACATCTGAAACTTCCTCATCGGTTCCAGCTTGTTCCAATTTAGAAGCTTCAAGTTCAGAGCGTTTGTTCAATTCCTCGATTGATTGTTCAAGCTCTACTACTTTATCTGCTTTGTTGCGCATACGAGCGCCCAAAATTAATGATTTGTGCATAGATTAAATTTCTCCTTAATTTCTTTTTTACGCTTATCTAGCGCTTCACGATTAGCACGTTTCTGACTTTCAAAGTCTTTCTGTCGTGCAGCAATTTCCGTTTGTGGATATGCTGGGAAAGTACATGGGCTCACTTCAAAGATTTCTAATTCTAAGATAGTGTCCAGATACGAACCATCATCACGTTCTTCTGTGTTGATTTTAATTGGGATAAAGCCAAAGCTACAACCAATCACATCTCCACGCTGAACACGAGCATAGGCCCCGATGGCTTGCGGGTCTTCTTTGTTGATAATGATGTCCCCGAAGAGGCCAATTTCATCAACTCCCAAAATGACCGTTCCATTTCCAGTGCGACCAAGCACTAAACTATCATCATGGTTAAACAATGCCCTGATGTCAGCGTTTTGAATTGCTTTTTCAACACCTTCACGCTTAATCACTTCAAAGTAACCTGGCCATAATTCAGTAACTTCATCGAACTTGATAAAGTAACCACTCAAAATCAAATCACCAGTTTCAGTTTCTTCTCGTGTTTTGAATTGAGCGGTGCGATAACTATTGCGTTTGTTCATCTTCTTCCTCACCTCCTTTCAACTTCTTCTGGTCCCCAAGTTTGTCTTGTGGGATATAGTTTTCAAGAGCAAGGAGCTCATCCATATCAGGATCAGGCGGCATTCCTAACCAGTCTCTCCACTCATTTCTACGCATTGCCATACTATTAGTCATCTGTTGTGCTACTGATGACAATTCTGTAATGTCGTAAGAATAAAGCGAGCGAGCGTTAAGCTTGAAATACCGATTGTTTGAAACTAGTAAATCTCTAGTTAATGTCTGAGTGATTGTCGTTGCAATACTCATAACCGTTGTATTGACAAAGTTGTTGTATTCTTCTTTGTCAAAGCTACCAACTCCCAAAATAAAAGCCGGAACTCCCAAAAGTCCAGCGACTGTTTTTTTATCAATTTCAACAGATTCATTGATAGCAATATCTTTCAAACTGAGTGGTTTAACCTGTTCAACGCTCATAAGAGCATCAGGGATAATCCACGGTTCACCAGATTGGCTAGTGCTAAGATATTTCTTAGCGACTAGATCACGACCTTCTTGAGTTGCTAAGTCTCCACTAGAAGAATCAACTTTCACAATTAGACTTGGAACGTTCTTCCCACTCATGAACCCTTTTTTGATTTGAGTAGCAAGGTTTAAATTCCTAACAATATCTCTCAGAGCAAGTCTATATCCAGTACCTACAAATGGATTGTCTGGGTCTGGATTGATTGCAAAGTGTACGATTTCGCTTGGATTGTAATCAGTGCCACGATAATTCACGACATAGCCAAACTCATCATTTTTGAAAGAGACCTCACTCATTGCGAATGGTCTTAGGTTCAAAATATAATCATTCACAGGATCATACTCAACATGAAGGACTGAATTCCCATCGCCAAACAATAATAAGTCACGCACAATCTTGAAAATCCAAGTCTTACGAGTCATATTGTCGCATGGGTTTACATCGATTTTTCTAGCTAGTCCGTCTTTAATTCGGATGTCGCCTTTATCTGTATTCTCCATCAAATGAATGGTCATGTTAGATACCATGTCAGCAACCTTATTGACTGCTGCAATCACATCAGGATTACGAGCTAAAGGAACATAACCATCGCCATCAAGAAACAAACCAAAGTCTGAATGAGTGATGACATTTGTGCCACTTTGAGTTTTACCTCGTTTCAAAATCCTATCTAAAAGCCCCATTTTCTCACCTCCTTTCCCTCTACTTGAAGAAGCTCATGACATCTTGATTCTTACCAAGGTTTGCAAGAGCTTGGATACAAGCAAAAACGCTGGCATCAAACAAGTCGATTCTTGCAGTACCACCGTCACCGTCTAATTTTTCATATTGCACAGCATCGTCCACTTTCTCAATAGCTCTGACATTACTTACACAATATTCATAAGCATCAGAGTGAAGATAGTAAAATTCTTTATTTTTAACTTTGAACTCAATTCGTCTGAAACCCTCTGATTTCAGCCAAAAAAGTTGGGGTTGGTCAATCATCTTAAACCGAGCTTGTTTCATCTTTGTTAGAAACTCACGACCAAACTTCCTATCCATTCCGACAGCAGAAATCTTGAATCCTTTCTCCCTCATCTTGATGAACCATTTAACGATATCGTCATAAAGGACGGTTGGAGTATTGCTCATGGTCAACCATCCATCAGACTGCCACCCAAAGAATGGAATCCCGTCATCATTCGCCTTTTTCTGAGCATTGACACGAGGAAAGAAAGCGTGTGTGATACAAATATCAACGTCTTTCTCACCGTCATGATAGACTCCGTATAATGCAGCGGCGGTCAAGTCATGCAACCTTGACAAGTCAGCTCCACCATACCACTGAATAGGTAAACGTGCCAGCTCTTCTAAGGTCCAATCGTATTGACTATCTGAAGCAATGAACTCATCAGGATTGAAATAAGCGTTCATCGAGTTTGTAAAAACATTCAAAGTCTTGTTGAAGAACTCATTCCTAGTCTGTGGATCGTTCATAGCTTGCTCTGCTTCTTCTTTCAGAGCTTTGAGCGACACCGTCACACCCCATGAAGGGTTAGCTTTTTTTAGAACGTTCTCGTCAAGGTAATCACCGACATCTCCATCGGTTGATTGGTCAGCCTTACAGATAAACATGAACAAGGAATCATCCTTGACCAATTGTTTAAGGACTTTTTGACAGTATTTCAGACGGTTAGCAAGAAATCCAGTAGGAATATCACCAGCCGTAGAGATAACAAAAAGCATACTGTTTCGGTATGCTGACATTGTTTTCTTCATAAGTCCGTATTTCTTACTGTTTCTCATCGTATGAGCTTCGTCCAGGATGATAACATTCCCATTCAAAGAGTCCAAACGGCTCTCATCGTTTGCTAGTGCCTGGATAAAGAAAGAACCTTCATCACCAAAGTTTGCGGTGATTGAGTGTTCCTGGTTGTTATCCTTGATACGAATGTTCTTGTCATTCCATCGATCAACATTGAACTTCAAGAATCCAAAAGCTTCCATCGCTTGCTTGACTGAGTTGGCCACGATGTAGCATTTTGAACCGCTATCCGTGTCTAATATCTGATAAGCTAGAGCGATTGCAGCAGTAAACGATGTTTTTCCATTCTTACGAGCGAGCATGATAAGCGCTTCTTTGAACCTACGCTCATTAGTGCCCTTGTAGTAGAATCCGAACAGATTGACTACTACAAAGTGTTGCCACGGTTGTAATAGTAATGGCTTGTTACGGATTGATACCGCAAACATATCATCGCCCTGTTGATGGACTATTGTGTTCTCGATGAAGTGGACAACGAAATCAACGATTTCCTCATCCACGTCAAATTCTGGATTGTCAAGATCACGAATGAACCTTTCAACAGCAAGAATGTTCTCTTCACAATGTTCATCTTTGTGGGATATAACGTGCTGGGCATACTCTTTTGCTTTATCAAGATTCCCCATTGCCAGTCACTCGCTTCTTCTTGATTTCATTTTTAAACTTCAATACTTCAGATAGAACAGATTCTCCTTCAGGTTCCACTATCTCACCGAGCGACTTAGGATTCATCATCAGCTGATTAGAGTAGCTGAGGATGTCTTTCCTCAAAATTTCCATCGCTGTCAAGATTGGAACTTTACGCTCATTCTCAGCACCAGCCTTATTGACGTAGGTATCTGTTACTGGATAACCCATATCAGCATAATCTTGAGCAAGTTTCTGATACTGATATAGCATACCTGCAAAAATGTCAATGATCATTTCGAACTCTTTGCGATAAGTACCCAAGTCTTTCATCTGCTTGACTACTTTTGACTTAATTGATTTTGCTGTAATTGGTTTAGCCAAAAACTACCTCCTTCTGCCAAAATTGCTTAGTTTTTATCCCCTTTTTGTTTGAAGGGTCCCGACTTGGAAAAAGTTCCCTTCACCGGTACCCAATAGCCAAAAAATAATTTTAAAAAGGTGGGGGGGCTTTATAAAAATCCTCAAAATCTTTTTTTCGCTTCTTCTGCCAATACAATCCCTGATTAATTACTTTGTCATTCACTCTGTCATGAAACGTGTTATGTTTTTTATTTGTCAATGGCAAACAATTCCATTCAACGAATTCAAGTTCAGGATATTCAGACACAGGAAAGATATGGTGAACCATTTCTGCTTGAGTAGAAATTCCATAACGCAAACTTTCTTGACAAAGATAATCATGCTTGCGCATTATCCTGTCACGGAACTTCTCCCACTTCTTAGACTTCAAGGTTGGTCTGATAATTTTGTTATACATCTCAAACCTCCTTTCTCGATACTAAAAGGGACAGGCCAACGACCTATCCCCTCTCATACAAGAAATCCATGCTATCATAATAATTCTTTTTTTGTGAGAAAACAATAGCTTTTATTCTCATTTTATTTCAGAAGTAATTTTATTTATTTCTCTTGTGAGTTTCATGTAAGGTTTGTTTTCTCCGGTGTAGATGGTTGTTTCTTCTTTTTCCCACTGGCTTTTTGTGTATGGATAATGTTTCGGTCTGTTCATTTTCTAACTCCTCAATGGTTTTGTTTGGATCGGTTGCGTGGATAAAGATTACATCACAGTTCAGATATTCTATTTTTGTGACAATACAATCTCCGTATTTTTTTAAATCCTTTCCATAGTCAACCTCTTCTATCACTTTGTTGTCAATCTTTAAGTATACAGCAGTGTCAGTCATTACACTTGCTAAATCTTTACACGTTATCATGTCTTGACACCTCCTCAGACTATACCAATTTTATCTCTCACTTTCTCATATCTTATATTTTGTTAAACTCACTCTAAATCTCAAACCCTTACTAATCATAGCTTTTAAAGCGTTTCATTTTTTCAGTTTATGCTTAACTCATTATGTGAAAGTAATATCCAAAAAAATTAAATGACAAAGTTCCGTAGCGCATCATCAAGCTCTGCTTGCTCAATCCCTATGTATCTAAGAGTTATTGCTGGTGATGAGTGATTGAACATTTTCTGTAATGTCCCTACGTCTTTTGTCTTGTTGTAATATTTATAGCCGAATGTCTTGCGCATTGTGTGAGTCCCTACGTTATCAATCCCTAGCTCTTCAGCTGCTTCATGAATGATTTGATAGGCTCGCTCACGAGTGATCGCTTTATTTTGTCCTTGTCTGCTCTTGAATAAGAAGTGATGAAATGGTTTGCCTTCAACATATCTTCTCATTTCTTTTTTGAGTTCTTTGGTCATCCGTCTAGTTATCTGCTTGCCAGTCTTACGTTCCCTCAGTTTGATATGCCAACCTTGGACATCTTTCACTTTCAGGGTAAGTATATCTCCAACTCGCAATCCAGTGTTCAGACCTGTGATGAATAGCATGTAATACATCTCATTCCATTCTTTCAGATAATCTTTCATGGCCTGGATGTCATCGCTATCTTTTATTGGTGATACATATTCCATGTTTTACCTCCTTTCTATAAAACAAAAAGCCAGCATTTTGCTGACTCTTGATGACACTTCTGTTGGACAACTTATTTGACTAGAATTAAGGATGTTTCCCAAAGCGTGATGTGTGTTTTTGTTTCAGAAGTTCATGTTATCATGATATATCGTTTAAAGTGAGAATACAAGAGGTTTTATTCTCATTTTATGCAATCCCTTTGATTTTTGCATAGGTTTTTAAAATTGTTTTCCTTTTGCGATAAATGGTTGCATCACTCACTAATAGTTTGCCAGCGATTTCTTCCCATTCCAATTCTGACTGTCCCCACCTCAAATTAAAAATTTCTCGTTGTTCTGGTGTGAGTTCCTTTAAGAATGTTTCAACGGTTTCTTTGAACAACTCCAGATTTTTAAGAGGTACATCGCTGCATAATTTTATGACGGTGTTTTCGGTAGGTTTGCTGATTTGATTTCCTCTGCTACCTACGAGTTCTTCACCATTTTTTGCCATAACTTCAGCTGTCCGAACCCAAATATCATGATCAACTTCTTTAAATTTCAAAAGTTCCCTATCTAAAAAATATAGTTCACGACTGTTTAGTGCTCTCAATTGGCCCTCCTTTTATACAATCTTTCCATCAAAGACTAAAGTGATCGTACCTGTGCCGTCTTGATGTTTAGATACTAACGCTTGACAATCTGAGCCGAGCTCGATTCCTTCAATCGTAATGCTGCGTTTTATGTTGTTAACATTGACGATTGCGCCATTCGATGTTTTTATTCTCATTCTCCAATTCCTCAATCAACCAATCAAGGTTCTTTCTAGCCTTCTTCAAATCTTCAAGACCGTTTTTCTTTTGGTGTCTTAGTAGGTATTTTAAACTATTACCCAAAAAGAAGCCTTTCAATTGTTCTGGTGTCATGAAGTTCCTTAAAGCATCTATGGACTTCATACCGTACCGACCTTGGTAGTGGCTTGGATTGTTTACATTGTCAATCCCCCCTATAATAAATTGCTTATCAAATTCCTCTGGAATATCAATACTATTAGAGAATGCTATACGTCCAGTAAATTCTTTCATTTCATCATTCATCTGGCAAATCCTCCTCTTTCACGAATGAGCCATCAATCCAGCGACCTTTACGGTCTTTGATTTCTTGATAGGCTAGTTCAAAACATTCATCAAAATCATATCCAAGATTTTTCAGATAACCAATGCAGCGTACTAGATTGTGTCTGCATAATTCCTTACTAGCAAAACCTTGTGAGAGTTGAAACTCACTGATATTTGCATTGATTGAGACTAATGTCTCTGTAATTTCTTTCTTTCGCAAACCATCTGATTCTTTAAAAATCTGATTGACATCCTCTTTAATGAGTAATGCCAATCCGACAATCACGACTGCACAATCACCAATACTGTCTTTGGTCAGCTTTTCATTCTTCTTGAGATACCCAGCGCATAGCTCTCCGAATTCTTCACTGAGTTTAAGTGACTGCTTGTCTAACCGTCCACCGTTTTCAAGATTGCGATCAATAAACCATTGCTTTACATTTTCTAAAGTGTTCATTTTAGCTCCTTTGCTATTGCAGTAATAACATTCACTGTCACGCTATTCCCTGCTTGTTTATATAATTGACTGTTACTATTTACTTCTTGAGCCTTATCAAATGCCCAATCAGGAAAGCCTTGCAATCTCCAACACTCTCGAGGTGTTAGCTTTCTAATCCTGAAATCAGGCTCAACTACTCCTTGACTTTCTCCAGTCAAAAGAGTGTTTGCTATCTGTTTCCCAACTCTGCCTCTACGAGTTTTAGAGTTTGGATAAGATAGATTTACACTATCGCCAATTTCTGCTTCAGCATATCCTTGCGATGTTGTTTCTGTTATTTTTAAAACATTATTTTCATGATAACTATTGCTTGTCAAAGTAGGAGCGATATCATGTTCTCCGCCTTGATTATAACCATGACCACGCTGAATGATTTTGGGTTCAAGACCTCCACCTTGATATGCTCTAATCGTTGGAGCGATTCCATCCGTTTCATAGACCACTCCGCATTGATTAAAATTGGGTTGCAATACTCCAAATTGTTTTATAGTATTGCTTTTTACTGCTATTTTCTGCCCCTCTCCTTTATTTGTTGTAAGTGTTGGAGCTAGACCATCAGCCTGATAGACTTCTCCATTCATGCCACTACCAGATGGATTTACATTACCAATTTTCACGACTGATTGGTTACTAGTTGACTGACTTTCTCCGCTGAGAGGAAAAATGTTTCTGGTACGTTCTCCTCTAAGATGTCCGATAATGAACACACGCTCCCTATTTTGCGGGACTCCAAAATTTTTGCTATTAAGCACTTGCCATTCCACATCATACCCCAATCCGTCCAAGGTTCTGATGATGGTTTCAAATGTAGCCCCCCCGTCATGGTTGAGGAGTCCTCTGACGTTTTCAAGGAATAAATATTTAGGTCTGAGAATAGATGCGAACCGACAGATTTCAAAGAACAAAGTTCCTCGTGTATCTTCAAAACCTCGTCTGTGTCCCGCAATTGAGAAAGCCTGGCACGGAAATCCTCCACAGATAACGTCCACACTTCCGAATCCTCGAATAGACTCATCTGTGACTCTTGTAATGTCATGTAATTCAATTTCTCCTTCTGTATCATGTATAGCTTTGTAACTAGCTCTTGCAAATTTATCAATTTCGCAAAATCCTACGCATTCATGACCTGCCGATTCCATTCCTAAACGGAATCCGCCGATGCCGGCGAATAAATCTAGGAATTTCATAATCTCAACTCATCTCCGACTTTCACTTTCTCATCCCCCTTTTCAGATACCTCTGATATCTTTATCTCGAACTTGTGCCCGTCAATAACGAACGACCCGTTACTTCCTAACAAATTATCGTCTTTAATAATTGACTTTGCTGTATTCAAAACAAGCTGCCCCACTTGAAAAACAAAAGCAAGTTCTTCTAACTCTTTTTCTTCCATCTAAATTTTCACCTCTTCTCCAATTTCTACTTTTTCAAATTTTTCTTCACTCACCACGAACACATTTCCGTTTATCGTGATGGTGAACAGCTTTCCGATTTGCTTTTTAGCTTCCACCTTGCCAGTTATCTGATACTTGCTATCTGCATGATAGACTAGCAAGGGTTTCTGTGCTTCACGCTGCATGAATAACAAGCACGTAGCGACAAGCGACCAAGCTAAAAGGATGCGAATTAGTGTGTCTTTCATGATTTGGTTTCCCCCGTAACTTGATTTCGCTCAACTCTTAACTTAAAACAGTCATTGTCGCCTGTTCTAAATATTGTGATTTCTTCACCCCATTGACTTCTTGTGTACGGGTATCTGTTTGGTCTTGTCATTGTTTTTTCTCCAACTTCTTAATTTCTTGTTCAACCTGTTCTTTTCTGCGATTCAGCTCTGATAGCTTCTGCACCTCAGTTGCTTTTTTAATAATTTCAAGTTGTTCAATTTCTTTTTTAAACTCAATAAGCTTATCAACTTTTCGTGCGAAATCCCCGAAATTTTCAGCCCAGTTATATTCCTCCCAGCCAAATGCTCTTCTCAATTCTCTTTTTTGCTCATTGAATTTGTCTATCATCGCCTTATTAAGATAGGCTTGTACAATCAAGATATAAATTGACATGCCAATCACTAATGATGAAATTACAATCATTCCCCAAAACATAAAATCTTTCATTCTGCGACCTCCTTCAATCTGTCAATCTTTGCTCTTATATAACCCAAGGCATGACTCATAAATGGTGTAGGGTACTCTTGTGCTAGTCGGTACAATCTTTCCCAATGTTCAATCTCTATCTCCATTTACTCCACCTCCTCAACTGTGAATTTAATTCGATGACTTCCGACATTGAAGAAATTCTCAATAGCAATTTTCTTATCACTCGAAACAATACTCATTGCACCTTCCATCACTTTTTTACCAAACAAAAATTGGTTTTCGTAAAATCGCTTTTCAATTTCATCTAATTTTTGATAAGGTGATACATAATTTTGTTCAACAGCCATCTCTTCTTCAAATTTTTTCTTTTCTTCTTCTGTAGATAATGAATGATTATAAATTTCTGGAAAGTTGAGTTCTTTCAATTTTTCAAGACCTCTCATCATCTCTGCATAAGCATTTCTTTCTTTTGCGTGTTTCTTATAATTCACAACGCCTGGTTGATGAGTCGCTAAGAATTTAATTTCAGCATTAGAAAGCTTGTACTTGATACACATCTGAGCATCTATCCAAAAAACATCTGCATCTCCCCTATGCCAATTAAAGTCATTTCTCTCTAAATCAAATAGCAAGTCAACTACTTCTTGACCTCGTTGGCTTTCTAGCAATTCGTTGCCAACAGGCTTAGTCGCCATGACTTCAGCAATCCATTCTAACCAAACTTCATCTTCCATCATTCAATTACCTCCTCAACTTCAAACAAAGGACTATTAAACACTTCACCAAAGCCTGCATCTTCTAGTTCTTTGCGGGTACCTTTATAATTACCAGCTGTTATATCTTGATTAAAATAAAGAGTATTCCCTGATTCCGATTTAACCAAAGGTTGTCCATTCTTTAGACTAACTGTATACTTCGGTTCTTCCTCTACCTCGTATCCGTCAAGCCATGCACGAGCGAAGAGTTCTTGATTATCTGAGTTACCCACCCAGCTATTAACTCCCTCAGGCGTGTATAAGAGAGAATTAAGCAAACTTTTCTCTTTTACTTCGCACTCCTCAATCCAATCAGCCACAAACTGCGGGATTTTGACTTTTTCACGTTCAATCATACCCTCAAGTTTTCCTTGTTCATATCCCTCACGATATTTCATTGAACCGAATTCTTCGCCAAACTCATGTAAAATTTCATCAATCCATTCTGAACGACTAAGAGGAAACAACTGTTTCATTCGTGAAATGATATCTTTTAGTTTTAACGGTTGTGGTTCGTCTAGTTTATTGATTAGGTCTAAAACAGTTTCCTTGTTTATACGTGGTATATTCCATGAAAGTGAATATTGTAAACTATCTACTTTCTCAATCAATTCTTGTTTATTCATTCTTCAGTTCCTCCAACTGTTCCTTATACCTTTTTATTTTCTTCCGCCAAAAATCACGTTCCGCTGACCTCATGTGCACTGCTGACTTCTGACTTGGTTTATTCAGTTCTTCGATTTTTGCTTCTGCTTGCTCGATTGAATGTTCTAGCGATTCAATCATTGCTTGTTTTAAAGTATTCATGATCTATCTCCTAAAATGGCATGTCATCATCTGAAATATCCAAAGGATTTGTAGCTCCGAAACTTGCTGGCATCTGCTCTTCGATGTTTGAGTTGTTTGCTGAATGATCACGTTTTTCTAATAATTGGAATGTATCAGCAACTACTTCTGTCACATAAACACGTTGCCCTTGTTGGTTATCGTAGCTACGAGTCTGGATTCTACCAGTAATTCCTACAAGGTTTCCTTTTTTGCACCAGTCAGCAAGTAATTCAGCTTGTTTTTTCCAAATCATGCAATTAATAAAGTCCGCTTCTCGCTCTCCGTTTGCTCCTTTGAAGTTACGATTGACTGCCAGGTTAAAAGTTGTAATTGCAATATTTGATGGTGTATATCTTAACTCTGGATCTCGTGTTAATCGTCCTACAAGTGTTACATTATTAATCATTCTTACCTCCTATTTGACTGCTAGGTAGTAGCAATCTTTTGCGCCATAATCAAATCTGACGCTATCCTTTTTGATGTGTTTCACAAAATGTGGTCTAGTTATCCCAGAGTATGCCCATTGATGGTCTTTCATATCTTCAATAAGGTCATCAACATTGTTAAAACTTCCAAGGAATAACTTGCAGTGCCCGTTGTAGACAAAGTATAAGGTCAACATCAGTATCTCCTATCCTTCATCCCAGACGGATACACAAAGCACCTACCCGTCGCTCCCTCAAAGATGCGACTTGATAAAGCACCATTCCCAAAATCATCAGAGTAAAGCTCTTTAATCTCTTCGCTACTCAAATTCGTGTTTATAATCGTATTTGTCCGATTATCCAGGATCTTGAACAATATCTGATGCGCCCACTCATTCCGCTTTGTATCAGCCTTACGACTCTCTTTCCCAAGATCATCCAAGAAAAGAAAATCAACCTCAGACAATAGCTTGACCATCTTAGCTTCTGAATACCCATTGTCAAACTCAAAGCTTTCACGAATCTTATCAAATAAAGTCACGACTGACACAAAGAGCACGCTTTTCGGTTCATCATAAGACTTGAACTGCTCATTGAGAAATCGAGCCAAGCCATAAGTAAGATGACTCTTCCCGACTCCAGAAGGTCCTGTGATGATGGCATTCCCAACCATACCTTTGGCATACTCACGTTCCAATCGCTTCACGAAATTCATAGCCTTTTCATCAATATCAACCTGAATCTCATAGTCATGTAGTGACTTGCTGGCCAGCTTAGTTGAAACTATACTGTCACGAGCAAAGACCTCGTAAGTATCCGATAGCTTGCTTTTAACTTCAGATTCCATATTCAACTGCTTTTCAAAGAGTCTAATATTCTCTTTCTCACACTCAGGACATTGATTGATTTCCTCAACCTTGCCCTTGATAGGAATCTTAACAGACCAAAGATGGCATCCATGGATTTCACAGACGTCATCAAGAACTGTTCTAGTTCTAAATTGTTTAAACTGTTTCATCTAAAATCCTAGCCTTTCATCAACTGCTGATTGAAAAGAGTGAACTTTTTGTGGCATAGGTTGATTTAGATAATTATCCATCTTGTTGCCGAAAAGCGTTTGTGGTTGCAGATACTGTTCATACTCTGTACCTTTCCACTTAGCGACCATGACGTCCACAACCTTTTTAAAATCTTCAAGGACATAACCCTCTTTTAGTCTTGCCTTGATAAATTTTTGATGACTAGCAGTGTCAACCTTAAAATTCTTCTTAGCTTTCAAATTGAGATAAGAAATAACTTCCTTACAAATCGACAATTTATTATTATTATCTATATCAGTCTTTATAATATCAGTCTTTATTGTTTGTACTTCTTGCGTATCCAGAGCGGTATTTTCTACGGTTCTGGACGGTATTTTTTCCGGTTCAGGAGGTTCACGCTTGACAATTTTTGGACCAAGGATATAAAGTCGATTTGGTTTAGTCAAGCCCTGACGTTCTTCTCTCAACAAACCTGATGTCACAAGTTCCTTTTTAATCTTGGTTACCGTTTTCTCCGAACAACCCAACTCTTCGCAAAATTCAGCCGTTGTAAAATACATAAATACTTGACCATTTCGATCATGCCACTTGGACTCCAAAGACAAGTCCAAACGATTATAAAGCAAGGCATACATTATTTTAGCGTTGTTTGATAACTTTTTATAAGGCTCCTTAAAGAGCCATTTAGGCAATTGAAAATATTGAAACTTTTCAACTTCATTTTTAAAATAAGTCTCAGCCATCCTCTACCCCTCCACACTTGAAAATTTTGTGTATTCTTTGTGAAAATACAACTTCACTGTCCCTAGACTACCATGCCGATTCTTTTCCAGGATCAGTTCTGTTACGTTATTTGCTTCCTGACTGTCAGCTTGCTCTTTCTGATAATAGGCATCACGATACAAGAAAGCTACAATGTCTGCATCTTGCTCAATCGAACCAGATTCTCGCAAATCTGATAGCATTGGG